CCCGGTTAGACCGCACTATGGATAAACTTGCGTTGATAGATATCATGAGATTGAGACATATCAGTCCATGGCCTCTAGCCAACCACCATTGTGTCGGTCAGCCAGAAGTCCCATCTACAGTTAAGGAGACGTTCTCCTACCTGCAGATCCTCAGACCCTACTGCCAAGAAATATTCTTGGAGTCAGGGAAAAGAGGTAGAATCGCAGATTTAACGCGATCAAGGGCAAAGTCACGACGCTGGTTCAAACGTTTGCCAGAATTGGCATCGGCCAACGGAGACATAACAGCGAGAATAATCTCGTTGATGTCAAGGCGGGACAGCAGAGAACTGCTGACCTACCGGACCGCCGTTTCAGCGTTATATGTCTCTTCCGACTTCAAGATTGGAAATCTCGAAGTCGATTCAGAGATATTAATAACTTTTATCCTTAAATTCGGAACTGATAGGTTCACCAAGTCCTGGAAGCTCGCTTCAACTATTCTTCAAGAAGAGTTGTTCGAGGATCAACTTGCTAATGAACCTGCTAGAATAAAGATCAGGAAGGAGTCGGAGGGAGACGAAATCTCCCAGAGACTCCTGGCGATCTTCAGGAACACAATCTCTCTAGGTCTCGAAGACTTCGGACCTGAAGAAATTACAGTTGCGAAAATCTACCTCGCGTCACCGATTTTGCAATCGAGATCTTTCCCCCCTCCGAGCAGGGCTCAGAAGGAGAAGAAAGTTGAGTCTTTCATAGAAGGACTAACGCAAAAAGTAGATAAGGATGAAATGCTTGAATCAGCATGCATGTTGCTCGGAACGTCGATAGCAAAGGACATAAAGTCACAAATTGAACGGCGAGAAGTCGAATTCGACTCTCGACGGCTTACGACGCATACTTCGCTTAGCTCCGGTGCTTCAATCGAATACACTAGAGAAAGCGGAGGCAAATGGAACACGTTGGAGGACACGAATCCATCGTCTTTCAGGTCTTTCCTAAACACGAAAGTTCGTGATCTAGGCCTAAGGCAGATTAACGGTAGGATCTATGATCCTTACAACAACGACATTTGCAACGCCGAGGATTCCGACCTCCCAATATGGAAGATCGCTTACCTCGAACGAGAACACCCGTCAACAACATTTGCTGAAGATATAAGAGCATGGTACAAGCGCCCTGAAGAATCAGGGGACTTTGCTTCAGGAATAGATAATAGACTAGGAAGACTCTTACTAGTCTGGTCTACTCTACAGAAGAAGGCTTGGGAATCCAGACCTTCCGACGAAAGAGATTTCTTGAAAGTCAAAGTTGCCCTAGTTTCCGAGCCTGGGGGAAAACTCAGGCCGGTAACATCGGGACCCACTTGGTTATATTCCTATCTGTCGCCAGCAGGCCACATGATAGGAGATTTCCTTAGCATGATTCCTGGAGCCCATGTTGGGCTGAAGGAGTCAGACCATCTCTATCGATTTGGACAAAGCTTTTCGAATCACCATTCGAAAAAGAAGTTAGACAACCTCTTCATCAGCACGTCGGACCTTACTTCTGCAACAGACAGAGCAAGACACGACGCCTCGTTCGGCTTGATGGTCGGTTTGGTAACCGGACTACAAGACGCGAGTTTGATCTCAAGATCGACAGCGCAGTATCTGATAGACTGCTCAGAGCTCCTCTGCTCTCCAAGAAACGTCCAGATTAAACTGAGATGTCGGGAGTACAGAAGACTATCCAGAGAAGTCAGATCAGTACTAAGGAAAGTTGACAGTAACCTCTACGAGTTCACGACAACAGTCGGTGTACTCATGGGGGAACCATTAACAAAATCAGTCCTAACGGCTTCCAGCCTCGCCGCACTTAATTGTGCAAAGTTTGGAACAGGAAACGTCAAGGAATTGTTAAACCCTGTATTGATGAGAAAAGTGCAAATGCATCAATTCTCAACATGGGGAAACAGGTCGATTTTACACTTTGGCTGTGCAGGAGACGACCACACTGGAATATCTTCTAGTGTGGAAAGTCTCATGAACATACCAAAAGCGCTCGAATCAATGGGTTTCGAAATCTCTTGGGAAAAGTACAGAATAAGTAGGCACTATGTGCACTACTGCCAGGACTTCGGTCTGGCACCTATGTACTCTTCAACAATCTTCATAGATTGCCCAAGAATGCGACTCTTCAATCAATTCAGAAAAGAAGGGGCGCATGATAATTTCGAATCTCCTGACCCATTAATGGGGAAGATCAAAGCTCTAGAAAGAAGGTCAAGGTACGGAAAGCAGGCGTCGGCTTTCGAGGCAAAAATGCAAAGAAAGTTAGACGACCACACTCCACTTTTCCTAAGAGCGAACATGACATCATGGTTTGAGAAGAAAGTTCTCCTCAACCCTGGGACTTATGCTCCAACTCTTTTAGGAGGCCTAGGCGTTCCGTCCTGTCCTCTAGAAGATAAAAAGGTCGAAGAATTCCAAAGGAAGTTCCTTGGTAAAAGACTTTACCAAAGAGCAACTCAGGAATCTACAGTTGAACTCTGGGAGAGAGGGCTCTCAACCAGGGTCGACCTATACACGGCTGAACAGCTTGGTATAAAGACCGATGGTCTCTTTACGGTAGATCAAGCATGGACCAAAGTCGAAAACGACATCAGTTCAGATCGAGATTCAACCAA